ATCAGGCACTCTATCGTCAGCCAAGGCACCATCAGCGGTCGTGCAGCGCACCGAGGTCCCAACCTTGGTCAGGTACCAGCGACACGCCTTCCGTTTGGCAAAGAGTGTCGTGAGTTATTCACGGTGCCGAAGGGCTGGAAGCTGCTGGGGAGTGACCTGAGTGGTCTGGAGCTTCGGTGCTTTGCACACTTCATGGATGACCCAGAGTACACCGCTCAGGTTCTCGATGGAGACATACACACGTATAACCAGAAAGCCGCCGGACTGCCGACGAGAGACCTAGCGAAAACCTTTATCTACGCAACGCTCTACGGTGGGGGCGACATGCTAATCGGTAAGCTTGCCGGTGGTGGTCCTAAGAAAGGCAGAGCACTGAAGCAGGCTTTTGAGAACAGTGTGCCAGCCTTTGCACGGCTTAAGAGAAACCTGCAGACAGCCTCTCAGCGTGGCTACCTGTACGGTCTGGATGGCAGACACCTGTACCTCAGAAGTGAACACAAAGCGCTCTCACAGTTACTCCAGAGCGCCGGGGCAGTCCTGTGCAAGCAGTGGGTCCTGCTGATCGATCAGGAGATCCAAAAGCACTACCCAGACGGCGATTGTTACATCGTGGGTTGGATACACGACGAGGTCCAGATCGCTTGTCGAACAGAGGAGATCGCAGAGCATGTCGGACGTGATATCACTACAAGAATGGCGGGAGAGAGCGGAGAGGCTTTCAAGTTTAAAATCCCCATCACCTCAGAATATCAAATCGGAAATACATGGGCTGACACTCATTAAAGATGAGGCCGAAGCAGCCTTTGCGCTGCACATGGCGACGATGCTGACAGTCCTCTACCGGATCTGGAGAAAGCCCATCGGTATCAAGAGCGACTTCGCCAGAATGGCTGCTTTCTATGTCGCCATCCTAGCCTGCGAAGGAATGATCACAACAGCCATCGACGAAGACGTCTTTGGAACAACTTGGCTCATCACAGAGAAGGGCCTCATAATGAAGGGAGAGCTAGATGAATACATCAAAAGCCTCATCGAGCGACACGACGACACCTCAGGCCCCGATAATATTACTTGATGGTGACTTATACCTTTACAGAGCGGCGGCGGCTGCAGAACAAGAGATTGATTGGGGAGACGACATTTGGTCTCTGTCGACTGATCTCAAGGACGCCAAGGAAGTCTTCAAGACCCTTGTCGATGAACTTAAGGACTTCCTGCAGACCGACAACCTGATCGTCTGTTTGTCTGACAGGGACAACTTCCGACATGAGCTTTATGTGCCTTACAAAAGTGGTCGTAGGAAGACCCGAAAGCCGGTCGGTTACAAAGCTCTCGTTGAGTGGGCCAAGGAAACCTACAAGTTCTCTTGTGAGCCGCTGCTAGAAGCTGACGATGTCATGGGCATCCTTGGGACCGACAAGAGCATTGAGACCATTGTCGTATCAGACGACAAGGACATGAAGACTGTCCCTTGTAAACTCTACCGGCCCATGAGCGCTGAGATGCTCACGATCACTGAAGAGGAAGCCGACAGAAACTTCCTGCTACAGACGCTGACCGGGGATATCACAGACGGCTACAAGGGCTGTCCCAATGTAGGCATCAAGACCGCCGAGAAGATCCTAGGTCCACGCCCAAGCTGGGCTGCTGTTGTCGGTGCTTATCAAAAGGCAGGCATGACAGAGAGCCAAGCGATAACCCAAGCTCGATGCGCCAGAATACTGAGGCGCAGCAACTGGGATGCATCCAACAGAACCATAAAGCTCTGGGAGCCAGCATGAGATGCTCAAAGGTAGACACGCAGCCACCTTCGGTCAGAAGAAGTATGGACCGGAGTATTTCACCAAAGCTTTCTGGAATAACGGCAAGCACATGCTGCCTTGGAACCTCGTAGCAAGCTTCCGCAATCCACACCCCACGCCAATTGAAGAGTACGCCCTAGGCATACGTCTGCTCGAACATGAGATGCGCCTCTGGGGCAGTGGAGTGAGGATCGAACTCTACAACGAAGACCGAGATAAAGGGGGCATAGATGCCAATAGACCATCCTTCAGATCCTGCACATTATAACACGCTTCCTGTCGAGCCCATCGAGTTCATCATGGAGAACGGCATGGAGTTTTGGCGCGGCAACATCATCAAGTATGCCGCCCGTGCAGGCTTCAAGGGCAAAGAAATCGACGATCTCCACAAGATCATCAGATACGCACAATTCCGCATTAACCAAATAGAAGGACGAAAGCCCCAACATGACGTATAATCGACCCAACTTTAATCCAGCCGACTACGGCCCATCATTGCCCATCAGTCAACAGATTGACCGTGAGAAGTATTGTCAGAAGAACGAGAGCTTTGCTGATAAATGCTTTCGCATTGCCAAGACACTGGCTGACGACAACAAGCATGAAGAGGCACTGCAGAACATCCTTCTGAACATGCGCTTCCTGCCAGCAGGTCGCGTCCAGAACGCCATAGGCGCTGCCAGACAGACCACGGCATACAACTGCTTTGTGTCGGGTACTATCGACGACAGCATGACCAGCATCATGCACCGTGCGACACAGGCTGCAGAGACCATGAGACGCGGCGGTGGCATAGGTTACGACTTCAGTAACATCAGGCCACGACAGGACCTCATTAAGTCACTGGACAGCCGCTCCAGTGGCCCTGTGAGCTTCATGGGGATCTATGACGCAGTATGTCAGACCATCAGTAGCAGCGGTCACCGTAGAGGTGCTCAGATGGGCGTCCTACGCATCGATCATCCCGACATCGAAGAGTTCATCAGGGCGAAGCACAACAGTGACAAACTGACAGGCTTCAACATCTCTGTCGGTGTGACTGACGAGTTCATGTATGCTCTGCAAGATGGCGAACTGTTTGACCTTAAGTTCGAGGGTCGTGTTTACAAGAGCATAGATCCACACGCACTCTGGGATGAGATCATGCGGTCGACTTGGGATTGGGCTGAACCCGGCGTTCTGTTCATCGACCAGATCAACCGTAAAAACAATCTGTGGTATTGCGAGGATATCGCCGCGACGAACCCGTGCGGTGAACAACCACTGCCACCCTTCGGTGCGTGTCTGTTGGGTTCTTTTAATCTCACTAAGTACCTGACGCACACCTATGATGCTTTTGAAGAGACCGGAACTAACAGTTTCAACTGGGACCTCTTCAAAGACGACATCTACAATGTGGTCGCCATGATGGACAACGTGATTGATCGCACGATCTACCCGCTGCCTGAGCAAGAGATCGAAGCCAAAGACAAACGCAGGATGGGCTTAGGCATCACAGGTCTCGCAAACGCTGCAGAGATGCTTGGGTATCCCTACGCCAGTGAACACTTCATGTTCTTCACAGAGCGCCTGATGCAGGTCCTCAGAGACACTGCGTATTTGGCTTCAGCAGATCTTGCGAGTGCTAAAGGTCCCTTCCCATTGTACGACGAGAAGCTGTACCTCGATGGTGCAGGAAGCTTTGCCTTCAGTCTACCAATGCATGTCAAGGATCGCATCAGAGAGTGCAATGGTATCCGCAACAGCCACCTGATCTCTGTCGCCCCCACAGGCACCATCAGTCTTATGGCAGACAACATCAGCAGCGGCATCGAGCCACCCTTCAATCTCTTCTATGATCGCACGATGCACCTAGAAGAAGGACAGGTGACAGAACGTGTCGAGGACTATGCTTACGCCAGAGGCATGGCTGGGAGAACTGCCAACAGCATCACTGCAGAGCAACACAGGAAGGTCCTAGCGCTGGTCCAGAAGTATGTCGACAGCGCAGTCAGCAAGACCTGCAACGTAGGCTCTGACGTGTCTTATGATGACTTCAAGAGACTATACTATGATGCTTGGGTCGACGGTTGCAAAGGCATCACGACCTTCAGAGCAGCAGGAAAGCGCTATGGTGTTCTCAATGAGGTAACTGAAGAAGAAACACCATCAGCAGCAGCAGCAGCACTTGAGGAAACATCAGATAATTCTGAAGGTGCAGAGGCTTGCTACTTTGATCCAACGACAGGCCAACGTAGCTGCGAGTAGGAAGCGAGAGACAACCAGCCGTCGACCTTAGATAACACACGGTGACTGCACTGGTTGCCTCTCTAGCCTCTTAAGCGGTGTCGCACAGAGGCTTCCACAGTACCTAAAGCTTTTCTTAGGATCTTAAAAGGTCAACGGATATACTGATACTTTAGTGTAGCATAGATATAACTTTAGCATACTGAAGAGGACCTTGGAAGACTCTATAGAAAACCTAATGAAATCAATAGGTTGAGCATTTGTCCACCTTTATAGAGAGTATCACTCACGATAAGGCTCTGGTGCTCTTAAGTATATCTCCCGATTGCCGACAGTCATAACACACTTGGTCCATTGATCAGGCTGCTGAGTGACTGTCGGTCGTCTGTGGTGATCTGCGGATCTGCGGTCTGTCTGCTGTTTGCATTGGTTTAGTACAACTACCACGACGGTGGTAGGATTATGCTGGTTGTGTCGTTCAATAGACAGAGGCTGATGAAAGCTTTAGTTACTCAGGATCAGGTTGGCTTTGGTTGACTATAGATAACTAGTAAAGTGTTTTAATCTAAATTGTTGTTGTCGTTCATGCATGAGGGTGACCGAGGTCTACTGGAAGGCGTAAGGATCTTGTCGTTTTGGCGATGGTGTTTCTTTAAGTTTTTATTAATAATCCCTATTCATTCTTAAGAAAAAGCTAATGACACCTATAAAAATCACACAATGAAATCTAATGTCTTCGAGTGACACCAAGGATACCCAGTGGGGGTCAACGGATATCACATCCGTTGCCTATGATATCCAATGAAATCAATGACTTATAACCAATGATTTCTTTTGCGGGTCCCATATCGTCACTTTTGACCCCCAGATACCCAAATCAATCAATCGATTTCAAAAGTCCGACTAAACCCAGCCGTTGTTGTTGTTGTAGTCCGGCCTTTGAAAGCAGAGAGCCGCCCTAAGAAAACACTCAGGAAACCCCCAAGATGGCCCTAGAAACCGGAACGTACATCAACAGTCTGAACGCAAGTAACCCAGTGTCGACTGATGGTCTCTCTCAGGCCGACGACCACCTTCGCCTCATCAAAAGCACCATTAAGAGTACTTTTGCAAACATCGACGGTGCCGTCACGTCCACCGAGGACGACCTAAACATCGTCTCTGGTGCTTCAGCCGCCGGAGTAACTGCAGCCGAGTTCCAGTACCTCAACGGTGTCACCTCAGCCATTCAGACGCAGCTTACGAACCTCATGCCCTCTGGGGCCATCATCCTGTGGTCTGGAGCCTCTAACGCCATCCCCACGGGCTTTGTGTTGTGCGATGGTACCAACAGCACCCCTGATCTCCGCAATCGTTTTGTCGTCGGCGCAGGTAGCACCTACGCCGTAGGAGACACCGGCGGTGCAGACAGTGTCACACTGACGACCTCTCAGATCCCAAGTCACAACCACAGCGCAACATCGACGTCGACTGTAACTGACCCCGGTCACTCTCACACTTATCGTATAATTGAGCCGTCGGGCGGCAGTAGTTCCTCAACGCGTTATGGTAACGATGCTACAGGCACAACTAGCACCTCCACCACAGGCATCTCTGTGTCGACCTCCACAAGCATTGGCAACACTGGTGGCGGCAACAGTCACGAGAACAGACCTCCGTACTACGCCCTGTGCTACATCATGAAGACCTGATTTAGAGGCACCCCTTAGACATGCCTTTGTTACCTGTACGCCAACTAGGGAGCGCAGGTGTACTTACTGACCTCGATCCGTTTAACCTGCCGTTCAACGGCTTCACACGCGCTAAGAACGTCCGTTTCACTCAAGAGGGCAACGTGGAGCGTTCGCCCATCTTCCGAGACATCTCAGGCTCCCTCACGCTCGACGGCAACCCATCGCATATCACAGGCGTCTTCGGTGGCTCTGCAGGCTACGACACGCTGACTGTCGTCACTGACCTGTACCACGTCTACACGTTCTCCAACGGCACCCTCACGTCCAATGTCGACTTTGCTGCCAGCGCCTCTGCAGTCCCCTTTACGACGACGACACTCGCAGACGTCCAGTACATCAACCGCCCTGACCGTGTGCCTGTCTTCTTAGCCCCCGGCGGCTCCACCTTCGCCAACCTGACGAACTGGGATGCCAACCACCGGTGCAACGCCCTGCGCAGCTACGGAGACTTTCTTGTCGCCCTTAATATGACTGAGAGTGGCACCGAGTACCCCAACCGTGTGCGCTTCAGTGACATAGCGCTTGCCAACAGTGTCCCCTCTAGTTGGGACGCCACAGACGCCACTAAGAGCGCTGGGTTTAACGACTTGGTGCAGATGAATACACCTATCGTCGACGGCGAGACTTTAGGCACCAACTTCGTAATTTACTCCAGTGACCAAGTGTACAACATGGAGTTCGTAGGCGGCACCTTCATCTTTAACTTCAGAAAGCTGTTTGATGATTGCGGGGTCATCAATCAGAATTGTGTCGTTGAAGTTGAAGGTCGCCACTACGTGTTCGACAACGACGACATCTACGTCCACGATGGCAACACCCGCCAATCCATAAGTGACCAGCGCGTCCGAGACTACATCTTCAGTGGCCTCGATAGTTCCAAGACCGAAGCCTGCTTTGTGCACCACAATGCTCTCCTCGAAGAGATCTACTTCTGTTACCACACAGGCGACGACATGGTCACCATGCCAGACGCCAGCCACTGCAACCGTGCAGCCGTATACAACTACCGCGCAAACACATGGTCCTTTGTCGACCTTCCCAATGTCGTCTCTGGCACTACAGCCAACGTCAACACTGTAGCAACCTACGCCACCGCCACGACCACATACGCTACCACCGGCGGCTCTTATCATGACCAAGAGAGCAACTATGCGCGACACAACGTGTTCTTCAGTAAGTCCCTCAGCGGCTCTCTGAGCAGCGACAAGCTGCTTGCCATGGATGGTGCCACCGTAGGCTCCATACAGGCCCCCATAGACACCTCAGCCACCCAGAGCATATTCCTAGAGCGTGTCGGTATAGACCTCGATCAGGAAGCCGGTAGCCCCTTGAGCGGCTACAAGGTCCTCAAAGCGTTTTACCCCCAGATCACCACCAGTGACTCTGACAGCCAAGTCACGTTCACCTTTGGATCTGCTGACTTGCCCTCTGGTATCCCTTCATATGGCACTGCAGTGACCTACGACATGTCGACGGACCACAAAGTCGACACACGGGCCTCAGGCAGATACCTCAGCTACAAGCTCACAGACGACACGTCTAATAAGGACTTCAAGTTCTCTGGAATGGACGTCGATGTTGTCGTCACAGGACGTCGATAACAGACGCATCAGAACGTAGGAACCCTCAAGATATGGCACTATCGGATAAAACCAACGTACTTGCGTACCCCTACGCAAGACGCCCGATGCCATCCCTAGAAGATGACTTGAAGAGATACATCCAAGAAGAACTCCAGCAACTTGAGCGCTCTATCTCTACGCTTGTGAGCAGCAGTGTGCAGGTCGCAGATAACCCCCCAGACAGCCCACGCAAGGGCATGTTGCGCTTCAACGTGTCCCCGTGGGACCCCCTTGGCGATGCCTCTGAGGGTCTTGTCGTTTACAACGGTACGGCGTGGGTGGATGTCTGAAGATGCTGGAGGGTTTCGTGTATGTGGTAGTGTTATGGATTGGTACCAACTACAGCATCATCGTGCATCCAGAGATGTTTCGGAGCTACGAAGACTGCAGGACATTCAGTCAGTTCAATGCGGATCTCTTGAACCGAACAAAACCAACCGACAACGCAATGTTTGTGTCGAGGTGCATCTCTCTGAAGAAGCTCGAAACCTAATCAAAAACAAAGCAAAAGAACAAGGATAGAAACCTATGTGGGGTCAAATAGCAGGTGCCGTAATAGGCGGCATCATGGGCAACAAACGTGCTCAAGAAGACCGCAAGGCTATGGACAGGGCCAACGCAGCCAACATGGCGGGGTTCAATCAGTACAAGCCTTATGTCGACGCAGGTCTCTCAGGTGGTCAGGATGCCTTCAACGATGTCCTCAACGCAGGTTACTACCAAGGTCAGACTTTAGCTGGCACAAACCCTTACGCATCGACAGCAGCAAACACCATGGGTGGCTTTGCCCCCGGTGTTATGTCGTCTGGTTTCGACATGTTCAACTTGGGCAGCGGCTTTGGTCAAAACTACCGAGACCTCTATGATCGCGCCCAGCAGGACAGCCTCAGCGGAGCTATCGACTACGCCAACGAGAACGCAGGCGCTCTCACAGACGCCCTGATGAGTGACGCTCGCCGCAACACCCAGCTTGCGATGCAGGGCAACAACATGTCGTCCTCAGGCACAGGTAACGTAAATAGCAGCCGCGCCGGTATTGCTGACGCTGCTCTCAACAGCGAACTGGCGAGACAAACAGCAGCAACCGGAGCAACCGTCAGAGACGCCCTGATTGACCGTAAGATGAACGCTGACGCTGCCGCATTCGCAAGATCTATGGACGCCAACGCTCAACTGGCGAACACCTACAACAACGCCTTGAACACAATGTCGACAGGGGCAGGCTTTGGTATGGACGCAGGTCGCTACCTGCAGGGCGAAGAGCAAAACCGTCTGAATGATGCCAAAGCACGTTTCGAGGGCAACCGCGACTTCGGATACAATATGTACAAAGACTACATGAGCGGCATGTTGGGTCGTGCGCCTACTACCGGTAATAGTACTCAACCAAACATGGTGAACCCTGCAGCAGCTACCATGGCTGGTGCCATGTCGGGCTTCGGATTTGGTCGTGATTATCTTCAGCCAATGTTTGGTGGCGGTCGTCCCGTCGTCTATGGCAACACCGGTAACTCTATGGGCGCTTCTTACGCTCCACCTTATGTAGTGCGGGGGTAACGAGAGATGGCATCAAACATATTGAACCCAGCAGATACACTGAACAACCTGTATCCAATGCCCTACTCAACGAACTTCAATCGTTATGTCGCTTCAACACCAATGAGCATGGGTGCTCCTATGGCACCAGCCTTAGCACCTCAACAGCAACCTCAACCCCAGCCCACTAACCAGCCAGCCTTAGCAGCAGGAGCTACAGGCAACGCAAGAGGCTCAATGCGTCAACCAGCGCTGCAGATACCTAACCAGCGGATTGGCTTAGGAGAAGCCATGATCCGCATGGGTGGCGCAGGTATGGCAGGGGCATCACACGGTGGTCTTGCGTCTATGGGAGCCATGACGGACGCCTACGGCAACATCATGGACTACAACCGTGCGCGTGAGATGGAAGAGTACAACGCTCAGGTTGCTGCAGCCAACGAGGAGCAGCGCCGCAAGGAAGCTCTGGCTGCGCGTATGGCTAAGTCTTCTGGTAAGGCTAAAGGGCCACTAGCACCGCCAAGCGCGGCATATAGCGAGGCAGCTTTAAACGCCATTGAAGCTATTGGGCAAAACCTTGCAGATGAAACTTGGAACCCCTTTACGCAGAACACAGGTTTCTTCGGTAATCTCTTTGAGGCCATTCCGGGCACCCCTGCCCATGATACTGCAGCATCTATTGAGACTATTGTTGCAGCAATTGGTTTTGATCGCCTGCAGGCCATGAGAGACGCTTCGCCAACTGGCGGCGCATTGGGTCAGGTCAGCGAGATGGAATTGAGACAGCTTAATGCTTCTTTGGGCAGCTTGCGTCAGTCTTCTAGCAGAGAGCAGTTTTCTGAAAACCTTGCTGCAGTTAAGAGGCATTACATATCTGCAGTTCGCGCAATCAAAGAGCAGCAGGCAGAGTATGCCCGTATGAATGGGCTGCAGGCTCCCAATGACAACTCAGGCCTTTCATCTGAAGCACAGAGCTTTCTTAACGGCGGTTAATTATGAACGCATATACGGTTGACGACTATCGGGCCGCAGCTAAACGAGCTATGGCTGCAGGAAATGTTCGAGCGGCTGAAGAGTTAGCACAGGCAGGTATGGCGCTGAAGAATAAGCCCATGTCGTTTGCCCCTCAGCCCCAGCAGAACCCTGCAGTCCCTGCGTCCGAGAAGGGCGACATATCCATGGGTACTGCTTTTGATATTGCTACGGGTCAAGCAGAGAGCGCCGCCACAGGTGGTCTGGCTACAGCGCAGCGTTTGTTGTCTGAGGGTGCCTTTGGTAAAGCACAGAAGTACCTGACAGAAAACTATGGCAACCCAGTCAGAGAGTTTGTTGGTCTACCACCAGTAGATGTTGATGCTGTAAATAAGGCCGAAGCAGAACGCCTGCAGACACTGTCAGATACAGCAGCAGAATATGCTGATCAGAAGGCCGAAGAGACCGGCTTCTACAATATGACTACAGGCGACATTAATAGCCTGAGTGATTTCGTTAACTTTGTCGGACAGAAGGGTGCACAGGCTGGGGCTTACATGGCACCGGCTTTGGCAACTGGATCAGTTCCCATATCTATGGGTCTTAACTATGCTTTCGGTACTGGCGAGATCAGCAGTAACCTCAAAGAGATTGAGGGAAAGACACAAGAAGAAAAAGACCAGATTGCTGCAAGCGGTGGTGCTATTGTCGCTGCCCTTGAGCAGTTGGGTATCGCCAAGCTTTTACCGTCTGGGGCATCTAATAGTCTCATAGGTGCCATTGCTTCTGGTGTGATTACTGAAGGCACGACAGAGGGCCTACAAGAACTAGTCAACATTGGTTCAGAGTATGTCGCTGGTAAAGAGTTTACCGAAGGCGAGATCCTAGAGCGCCTAAAAGAAGCCGCAGCCGCAGGTGGTGTTGTCGGTGGTACATTTAAAGGGGGGACGACAGCAGCCGTTAAGGTACAGGGTATCTTTAGATCTGACGGCACTATCGTCGACCCAGAAAGCCTGTCTTCTCAAGAGAAACGCGCAGCCGCTGATGTTGCTCGTATGCTTCGCAGCGTAGCAGGCACAGATGGTTACAATTTGAAAGACGTAAGCACTGGCGACAAGAGCGCCAAGGCTGCACTTGAGGCCGTCAGGGGTCAGATTGTACAGAACATCAAGAACTTGGCGTCCTTAGATGGTATCAGAGAACGTCTGGACCCTAAAAAAGCAGCCTCACTTAATCAGTTGCTTGAGCAAATCAACCCTGCAACATCAGCGGTTGCTGCTGGTAAGACAAAGGTGGCAAGGAGCGTCACTGAGGAGCAATTTGCAGCAATAAAACGCCTTTTGCCACCCACCAAAGAGGCCGGTGAACTCCTTAATGCTCTTAGAATGTCGAATATCACGACAGAGCTATTTCAGAAGGGACAGAAGGGCGGCATAAGCCAATACACGGATGTCTTTTTGCCCACCAAAATGGATGGTGGCTACAGTATATCTAGAGGTATTCAAAACGCCGCATTTGGCCCTGCCGCCTTCTTAACTGATGGGACAACGCTTGGCATAGGCGTTGGCGGTCGTGTGATCGACAAGGTCACGGGCCGAAGATCTATCATTGATCGTTTTGTTCGTAAGAATGAAAACAAAGAAGGCCTCGCAGACCCCGGCGGTCCCTCTCTACTCGCTCTGAAGGAGCTTCAGAAGAAGCTAGAGCAGCAAAAGCTCGATGCATCCAAGCAGGAGACCCTCGAACTCAACAGGGCGCTCTATGATGAGGGTGTCGATCCTGCAGGCCTCGATGGCACCATGGATAAGGCCTCTCCAGAGGCACAGATGATGCTTGCGCTTGAGGTCAACACGCCTGATGGACGCTTTGGCCCTGATGGAACCACCATCAACTCTGCAGTCCAAGCTATCATCGACAATCCAGACAGCCCAAAGGCACTTGTG